GGTATTCACAACCTCAGATGTTTGGAGGACAAATTACCTCGGCCCTCCCTATGTGTACGGTGTAGAACGTCTGACAGAGGGGGGTGGCCCAGTTGGGATGAAGTGTATAGCAGGATCAGCCGATTTCGTGGCATGGATGTCAAGGGGTAGATTCTGGAGTTACACTGGAGGATATATCAAAGAGTTATCCTGTGATGTTGCAGACTATGTTTTTAGGGACATAAACCTAGACGTGGAAGGTCTCATAGCAGCAGGGCATAACCCTGAGTTTGGTGAAATAACTTGGTTCTACCCAAAAGAAGGGGATGATGTTTGTACCCGTTACGTAACATATAGTTACCGTGAGCAGCACTGGGTGACAGGTGATTTGGAGAGAACTGCTTTGGAGTCATCTGATGCACTTGGTTATCCCGTTTGGGCTGGGGCAGATGGGTTTCTGTACAGACATGAAATGGACCCTGATACCCAGAGTACACCGATTCCAAGAGAAACTACTGTGGTTGCTCCTGCCGATGTTAGTGCTTTATCAACTAAGGAAAATAGAGTTGTTGCAAAAGGTGTCGATACGGATCTGCATCCAAATGTTGCCACAGAGAATCATTTATGTTTTGCAGAAACTGGTGCTGTGGAAATTGCTGGTGGAAACAAGATGATGTCTGTTTCACAAATCATAACAGATACAGATGCTGGCACCAATGGTCTCAGGTTGAAAGTTACAGTTGCAGACACTCCTGACAAGGCTGGGATCGAGAAGGGGCCATATACATTGGAGTCGGATGGATACACAGACACTAGGTTCGTAGGACGACAAACATTTTTACGAGTAGAGTCACCATTTGATCAAGAGTGGAGATTTGGTGAAGTTCGGTTTGATGCAGCAGCTTCGGGTTCAAGATGAGGACTCAAAAGCCTTTACCGAATCCTCCAGATCAATACGAACCAGAATACATGTATGACCTGTCCTCATTAATAATTGGTGAGGAAGCAGTCACAGCAAAAGTAGACAGGGACAATGTTTTTGATACAGGCTCAATAGTTCTCAGATCACCAAACGGTAGTTATTTTAAGATCGGGGTATCTGATGCCGGGGCACTTAGTGCTACAGCAGTTACAACGGTAGGTAATAGACCAGTTACAAGTACAAATCCATACGTATAAAGGAACCATGAATAAAAATCCATCACGAAGTTGGTTACAGAATAATGGCCCTGAAGGTCACATGCTGGCACACATCACTCCAAAAGAAGGAAAGATACTACAATACTTTGGAGGTTCTGGGACTAAGGATAAAAAGACTGGGTTGAAGAGTTACTTCCTCTCTGGACTGTTTGGTGGCAGCAAACCTCCTCCTCCTTCAACCACAAGGTCAGAACTTGATCCAGAAGTTAAGGAGTTTCGGGGGAAAGTATTTGATAAGGCTGGAGGTGTAATGGATCAGGAGTACGAAGGATACGAGGGTGATAGAGTAGCTGGCATCTCTGGAGACACTGAAGCTGCACACACGGGAGTCCGTAATATGCAGGGCAAAGGTCAGGGGGCATACGGTGATGCTGGCAAAGTTGGTCAAGCTGCCACAGGATATAATGCAGAGCAAGTTGGTGGTGGAAACTTCTTAGGAGGACAGGGAGTTGACCAGTACATGAATCCACACACTTCCAACGTAATTCAGGGTATGCAGGGTCAGGCAATGAAGGCAATGCAAACTGGAAGGAACCAGATAGGGGCACAAAGCCAAATGGCAGGTGCTGGCATGGGTTCTCGATCTGCTTTGGAAAAAGGTGCAATGGCAGGTGAGGTTATGTCCAACCTGAATCGTCAGACAGGTGAAATGCTGAATAAGAGTTATGCTGATGCTTCACAGCAGAAACGTCAGGATATGATGATGAATCAGGATGCCCAGAAATACAATCAGCAAGCAGGGATGCAAGCACAGGATGTTAGACTTCGTGGTGCAGACCAAATGGCTGGTATGGCAGATAAGTCACGAGCAGCAGGGTATCAGGATGCTGGCATGCTTTCTAAGGTTGGTGCAGATTTAGAGGGCCGGGATCAGAACCAGATGGATGTAGATTACGGAGACTTTGTTGAGGAACGAGATTGGGACAAGAACCAAGCAATGTTTGGTTCTAATGTTTTAGGGGGTGCCCCTTCTGGGACAGACACTACCTCAGCCGGAGGAATGGGAAAGGGCAATAAACTAACTGGTGCAATGGGTGCTGGCTTATCAGCCTATGGTGCTACGGGAAATCCGTGGATTGCTGGTGGTGCTGCTGGGTTATCACTTTTATCTTAGGAGAAAATTATGATTAGAAGAGGGAACAAGTCACTGGGTGGGTTACTAGGGATGTCAGATAGATTGACAGGCGGTGGAACAGATCGTGGTACTCATGGATATCAGATGGGCAATCAAACTTTCTATGATACAGAAGGTGAAGAAGGTAAAAACTTCCTCAAGGCAACAGACCGATACTATACAAAAGATGCTGAAAGAAGATTAAAAAAAGGTCAGGAAGCATCAATGTCAGATTTTGGTGATGAAGAAGGTGGAGGAGCATGGAATGAGACTTTGGGACTGCTTGATCCAGATTCTATTGGAACAGAAGAAAAGGAATATCGTGATGTTGATACCGAAGGTGATAATAGGTACTTGAATAAATTAGCAAGGGAACGATTTACAGAACAGCAAGATATGTCAAACCGGTTGGATTTACCCGGAATAAGTGAAAAAATATCTGGTCAATCTAGCCCAGAATTAAGTGCAGATCAATTAAAAATGATGGGGCCAGAATACGAGTCAAATGCCCTATCTGCAGCTTATCTTGCAGATGAAGATGAATCTGAACTGGATAGAATCGGCAGGGGAAATATGATAAATGCTATGGATAATCTTGGCCCTGATAAGATGGAACAACCGGGTGAAAGTATAGATCAAACTTCTATTTTCGATGGCTTGTTCTCCTCAGATGATGAAGTACCTAGTGATTCTTCAAAAGATAAAGCATTGACACCTAAACAGAAAGCAATGGTGAAGTTCGGGACTAGCTTACTAGCAGGTTCAGCAGATGCCCCAACCCAAAAAGCACCATCAGCAGGGGTCAAGATGGGGAAAATGGCATTCCCCGGATTATTAGCTGCTTCACAAAGACCTGTAACCCCAAGATACACACCTAAAGGATTAGGATAGCATGGCCTTAAATTTAACCCCCAAAGAAGAAGCAGAAGAAAAAGAGCTTTATGCAATGCTGTATCCAACAGAGGGTATTGCAATAGATAGTGAAGGTAAAGCTAAGAATAAGAGACTGCAAGGCTTGCTGGATGCAGAGCAAAAGGAAGAGGATGAGCAAGGAGAAGAGGAAGTTGGCTTCGACCCAATGAGAGCAGCAGCATTATCTGCTGGGGCTTCTCTGCTCAGAAACTCAGGGTGGAGGAATAGACCCATGAGCCTCGGTGAGTCTATCGGTCATGCTATCCCTGCTGGCATGCAAGGATACTACAATCAAGATGCCCTCAACCAAAACGAACAAGCAGCACTTTACGAGAGACAACAGGCAGAGCAGACTGCACTCGATGCCAAGTTGAAGGTAGAGGCAGATGCAAAATACAAACAGGAGATAACGCTTGAGTTTGAGGCAACTCTGGCAGGTAGCCATTTAGGTTCGGTACAAAAACGAATCTATATGCAGATGTTCCAAAATAACCCAGAAAAGGGGATGGCAGCATTAGAGAAGGAGTTGGCAAAGAAGAAAGAGGGGAAGGATGGTCCAAAAAACAAGTACAGAAAAATAGAGGAGATGGAGAGGGAAAGGAAGGGGCTTCCTGAAAATGTTTATCAATTAGTTACCCCCCAAGATGGTGATGTCCCCTATTATGTAGATAAGATGGGGACGAAATTAACAATGCCAGTTGATGAAGAAGAGGAAAAAAAGGGAGGAGTAACATTTGCCAATATCCCTGATTTCCCTAACAAGTTGTTGGTTTTAGTCGATGGAGAATACAAACAAACAGTAACTAAACCAGTAGAGGGGGAAGTTGTTACAGAGGATGATGTTACTGAAACGTATGATGCCCTACTAGA